CCCGCGCATGAAGGTGCAGTCGGGCCGCTCCCGCTTCAGCCTGCCCGCCCTGCCGGCCGAGAGCTTCCCGCAGTTCCCGTTCGACGGCCTGGACACGGGCTTCGACATCCCGGCCGCTCAGCTCGCGGAGATGATCTCCCGCGTCTACTGGGCCATCAACCCGACCGACCGGGACACCATCAAGGGCGTCGTCCGCCTGGCCACGTTCGAGGGCGAGTTGCACACGGTGGGCGCGGCCACGGCCGGCGTCGCGCTCTGCAAGGCCAGGGCGCCCGAGGGTGCTCAGGTCGGGGTGAACCTGCCCTCCAAGGTCGCCCAGCACATCATCCGCTTGCTCGGCAACGCCGAGGGCCACGCCCATGTCAGCACCTCGGAAAGCCTGATCCAAGTCAGGCACGCAGGCTCGACCTACACCGCCAAGCTCTTCGATATGCCGACCTACTTCCCCTACGAGAAGAACATCCACGAAGGGCACGAGCACTTCGCCAAGGTCGCCCGCGACGAGCTCTCCCAGGCCCTGAAGCGGGTCATGATCATGCTCGACCAGCGGGTGAAGACCGTCCGCCTGGTCTTCGCCGAGGGCCAGGTCACGGTCGCGGCGCGCAACGACCATTCCGGCGACGGCGCCGACGAGATCGGGGCCTTCTACGAGGGCCCGGAGGCCAACATCCTGCTCGACGGCCCGCTGCTGACCGCGGCGTTGGCGGCGCTGAAGGGCGACATGGTGGAGTTCGGCTTCGCCCCGGCCCAGGTCGCCGACGAATACAAGACCGGCCTCGTGATCATCCGCGCCCCCGTGGATGGCGGCTTCATCACCAACGTCATGCAGCCGAGGGCCTGAGCTTCCGATGGAGTATCAGGCGTTCCTTGAGGCCAAGGCGAAAACGGCGGAGCCCATCGGCTTTTCGCCGGACGAGGCGCGCTATCCCGCCGAGACCAAGCCGTTCCAGGCCGCGGTCACGACCTGGGCCTGCCGGCGCGGGCGGGCGGCCCTGTTCGAAGGGACGGGCCTTGGCAAGACGCTGCAGGAGCTCGCCTGGGCGCAGGAGGTGCGCCATGAGACCAAGCGTCCGGTGCTGATGCTGACCCCGCTCGCAGTGGCGGAGCAGACCGTCCTCGAGGCCGAGAAGTTCGACATCGACGGCGTGACCTATGCGGCTGAACAGGACGAGGCCAAGGCCCCCATCACGGTCACCAACTACGACCGGCTGCACCTCTTCGACTTCTCCCGCTTCGGCGGGGTGGTGCTGGACGAGAGCAGCATCCTGAAGGCCCAGGACGGCAAGACCCGCGCGGCGATCTTCGAGGCCTGCGCGGACGTCCCTTACCTCCTGCCGGCCACGGCGACGCCGGCGCCCAACGACTGGACGGAGCTGGGCCAGCACGCCGAGCTTCTGGGCGTCATGAGCGCCAAGGAGATGCTCGCCATGTATTTCGTGCATGACGGGTCGAACCGCGCCCACGGCGGCGACGGCTGGCGGCTGAAGCGTCACGCCGAGCAGGACTTCTGGCGCTGGGTCGCCTCCTGGGCCGTGATGATCCGCAAGCCCGCGGACATGGGCTTCGACGAGCCGGGCTACGAACTGCCCCCGCTCAACCGCCACCAGGTCACGGTCACGGCGGATCGCGGGGGCCTCTGGGATCAGCTGCTCCGCACAGAGGTGGGCGACCTTCGCGAGCGCATCGCCGAGCGCCGGAACAGCCTGCCGCTTCGCGTGGGCGCCGCCGCCGAGATCGCCAAGGCCGGCCGGGATCGATGCTGGGTCCACTGGTGCAACCTCAACGACGAGGCCGACGCCGTCATGCGTGAGATCCCCGGCGCCGTCCAGGTCGCCGGGTCTGACCCGCGTGAGGAGAAGAAGGCCAAGCTCCTGGCCTTCAGCCGGGGCGAAATCCAAGACCTCGTCACGAAGCCCTCGATCGCAGGGTTCGGGATGAACTGGCAGCACTGCCACAGCTTCACTTGCGTCGGCCTGAACGACAGCTTCGAGCAGCTCTATCAGCTGATCCGCCGCTTCTGGCGCTACGGCCAGAAGAACGCCGTGGACGGCTACTTCATCGCCTCCGACCGCGAAGGCCCAGTGGTCAAGAACCTCGAGCGCAAGGAGCGCGACTACGAAGCCATGGCCGATGCCATGGCGGCGCACATGCGCGACTTCAATCGCGCGGCGCTCCGTGGCGGCCGGGTTGCCGCCTCCAACCAGCAAGCCAACCTGAAGATGGAACTGCCGTCATGGCTCGCCACGTGAAGCTCGAGGCCGCGCCGAACTTCTTCGGCCAATGCGTCATGTGTGGCGAAGCCATGGTGAGGTATGTGCGCCCATCGCGGCAGCCCCCAAGATATTGCCCGGAGTGCCGTCCAAAGTCGCTGGTGGGCGTCCCCAAGGCTCCCGAGCACATCGCCAAAGCGAAGCGCTTCGGCCCAGACCACCACGCTTGGAAGGGCGATGCGGCCAGCGTGCGCACCGGTCGCACCAGGGCTGAGCGGATGTATCCCGATGTGAAGCCCTGCGAGCGCTGCGGAGAGCGGGGCGAGCGGCACCATCGGGATGAGAACACCCTCAATAACGCGCCAGCCAACATCGCGTGGCTCTGCCGACGATGCCACATGTCCGAAGACGGTCGGTTAGCCGCTTTCTCCAATCTGAATCGTCGAGTGTCCGATGTACGCAACGCCTAAAATCATGTCGCAAGAGAGCGGCGACAACTTCGTTCTCTACCACGGTGACTGCGTGGACGTGGCCCGCGGCCTGCCGGCCGACAGTCTCCACTACACGATTTTTTCCCCTCCCTTCATCAGCCTCTACACCTTCAGCGACGACCCGCGGGACATGTCCAACTGCGCGGACGACGCGACGTTCTGGGAGCACTTCCGCTTCCTGATCGCTGAACTCCACCGCGCGACCATGCCGGGCCGGCTGGTCACGATCCACTGCATGGACCTTCCCACGTCGAAGACCAGGGACGGATTCATCGGGCTTCGCGACTTCCCGGCGATGATCCGCCAGGCTTTCGAGGAGGCCGGCTTCGTCTACCACTCCAAGGTCTGCATCTGGAAGAACCCAGTGGCGGCGATGCAGCGCACCAAGTCCATCGGCCTACTGCATAAACAAGTGGTGAAGGACTCGGGCCTCAGCCGCCAAGCCGTCGCCGACTACATGATCACCCTGCGCAAGCTGGGCGACAACCCAGAGCCGATCGCGGGAGGGTTCGACGCCTACCATGGCGACGATCCCGACATGGCGGCAGAGGACCCTCGCCGGGTCGCCGGTCACGTCGCCGACAGCTACAGCGTCAAGGTCTGGCAGCGCTACGCCTCCCCAGTCTGGATGGACATCGCCCAGTCAGACGTACTCTCCCATCGCGCCGCCCGCGAGGAGGAGGACGAGCGCCACATCTCACCGCTGCAGCTGACGCCGATCCGGCGCTGCCTGCAGCTGTGGAGCAACCCCGGCGACGTGGTGTTCTCGCCCTTCGCCGGCATCGGCTCGGAACTCTACTGCGCCCTGGAGATGGGCCGGAAGGCGCTCGGTGCGGAGCTGAAGCAGTCCTACTTCGAACAGGCCGTCGCCAACCTGAAATCGGTCGAGGCGCGGCCTGAGGCGCACCCGGTGTTCGGGAGCGCGGCGTGAATGTGGCTGCACCTACCCTCAACGTGCTCAGCATCGCCGCCGGCGGGGGAGCCGAGATGAGCGCTCGTGACGTTTCTCGCGACAGTCGGATTCGGATGAACTCCGCCACATGGGAGCCGCCGGCGACCAGAGAGATGATCGAGCATCTGTATGTCGACAAAGTCATGACCGTTAGGGAGGTGGCGGCTCGGATCGGCGTTAGTCCGAAGCGCATCGAGACCGCCATGAAGCGCTTCAACATCCCACGGCGAAAATCTACTTCACGCAACCAAACGGGCCCAGCAAACCCGCGGTGGAAGGGCGTCGACGCGAGTTACGCCGCGAAGCACATGCGTGTGAGCAAGGTTCGCGGTCGCCCCCTAGTTTGCGATGTCTGCGGGGTCGAGGACCCATCTCTGAAATACGAGTGGGCCAATCTTACGGGCAACTACGACGACCCATCTGACTACCGTCGGATGTGCAAGAGCTGTCACGGCAAACACGATGCGGTTAGCCGCGTTAACATCAATCGCGTCCGTGCCCTGGTCGAGCTGTGCAAGCTGATCGCCCCAAAGCTTGGGCTGGAGGACCGAGAATCTTTGTTGGCCTCCATCGAGAACCTCGTGGCGCCGATGAGAGCCCACGCTCCTCGACAATCAAGCCGTCGATCCGGTGCGGAGGTTCAGTAGTGTGGCTTTACGTGCCGTCAGATACATCTCTGTGTGCGCGGGCGGAGGGGGCCTGGATCGATCCATCGGACTGGCGATCCCAGACGCTCGCGCTTGCTTGTACGTGGAGAGGGAAGCGTTCGCCTGCGCTTCACTGGTCGCGCAGATTGAAGCGGGTTGCCTGGCTGCAGCGCCTATCTGGAGCGATGTGCTCACCCTGCGAGGCAGAGCGTGGCGTGGCCGCGTGGATGGCCTTGTCGGCGGGATACCTTGCCAGCCCCACTCCCTTGCCGGCCGCCGGGGCGGAAGCACCGACGAACGCGACCTCTGGAGTCCGACCCGCCGCATCATCGTCCAGGCGCGCCCCTGGTTCGTGCTCATCGAAAACGTCGCCGGGATGCTCTCGGCGGGGGCTGACCAAATCCCTGGCGCGCACCGCGTACGAAGAGACTTACGCCGAATGGGTTACGAGGTTGAGGGCGGCCTCTTCCGTGCGTCGGACGTGGGCCTCCCGCATGAACGGGAACGGCTGTTCATCCTCGCCGTCAATGACCGCTTGGCCGACGCCTGTGGCGCAGGACGACAACAAGTCGCCCGAAGCGCACTTGGCAATGAAGGCTGCCATGAAAGGCGGCCCCAGGAACACAATCACGTCGCTCAATGTGGCGGCCAAGGCCTGGCCGACGGCGACGGCGACGGATTGGAAAGGGTCGGGGCCGACTGTCAAGCGCAAAGACGGGAAGATTCGCGACCGGCTGGACTATGTGGCCGAGCGCAGATGGGCGACGCCGAATGCGCACGACGGTCGTCGGCCGGGAGCGGACCACTTCTCGACGCAGGGGGCGAACCTGAGCCGGGACGCGGCAACCTGGGGCACGCCGCGCGTCGAGATGGGCCGCGCGCTCGGCAACCCGAAGCACATCACCAAGGACCGCGGGAAGGGCTTCATCGAGGATCAGGTGGTGCAGTGGTCCACCCCCTCGGTCGCGGACGTGACGGGCGGCCGGAAGGCCCGCTCGGGCAGCCGCAGCGACGAGATGCTGAACAACTCGCTGGCGCCGCTGGTGGCGGATGCGACTTGGGCCACCCCGACCAGCCTGAGCTTTGGCGAGAGCCATCAGCCGGGCAATTCGCACAGCTACAACGCCAACATGGCGAAGGCGAACGCCCTTTCCTCCGCCCTCCAGGCCCCGCCGACCTCGACGCATGGCGAGTTGTCGCCGAACGTGCACCTCGCCTGCTACCTGCGGTATCGCGCCACGACCTGTTCGCGATTGAGGTCCGAGCTGCGCTGGCTGCTGCTCAAGGCGATCCGCAGGCGCGACCAGCCGAAGCCTGGGGAAATTCGCCGCCATCGTCGTGGCTGGACCCGCGAGGTCCATACGGCCTTCGTGCGTCCGTCGTTCAGGCGATCGCTCAATCCTGCCTTCGTGGGCTGGCTAATGGCGTGGCCCCCAGGATCGACCAGCTTCGACTGCTCGGCAACGGCGTCAGCGACCCATGCGGAGCATTGGCGCTCAGAACTCTCGCGGCTGAGCTCGCCTCCGACAGTACCGGCGCCCAGGAACTTGTTCGACGGATGGGTGTGAGCTGATGTCCGCCGCCCTAGATCGTCGCCCATCAAACGACGAGACCGCCGCGCTTCACATGCCGGCGAACATCGACGCCGAGCAAGCCCTGCTGGGCGCGGTCCTCTACGACAACGCCGCCTTCGAACGCCTGGACGATCAGCTCGCGCCGGCCCACTTCTTCGAACCCTTCCACCAGCGACTTTTCGCCGCGATCGAGACGGCGATCCGCAAGGGCCAGCTGGCAGATCCTCTGCTGCTGGCCACGCAATTCGATGCCGACGAAGGGTTCCGTGATCTCGGCGGCATCCGCTACCTCGCCGCCCTCGTGGAGCGCGCCCCGCCGGCCGCCAACGCGCCGGAGTACGCCCGCAGCGTGCTGGAGATGGCGCTGCGGCGCGCTCTGGCCCAGATTGGCCAGGAGGCTTCCTTGCAGGCCTGCAAGGGCGATTTCAGCGTCGCCGCGCGCGAGCTGATCGAGGAGACCGAGGGCCGGCTCTTCACGCTTGCCGAGCAGAAGACCTCGCAGGGCTTCCAGACCTTCAGCAGCGCCGTCACCCGGGCCATGGAGTACGCCGCTGAGGCCCACGCCAGCGACCGCGGCGTGTCCGGTCTCGCCACTGGCCTGATCGACCTCGACGCCAAGATCGGCGGCCTGCACCCGTCGGACTTGGTGATTGTCGCCGCGCGTCCGGCCATGGGCAAGTCGTCGCTGGCGTTCAACATCGCCTACAACGTGGCCCGCGACTATGCCTGGGCCCCGCAGCCAGACGGCAGCCGCAAGACGGTGCGCGGCGGCGTCGTGGGCGCCTTCTCTCTGGAGATGAGCGCCGACCAGATCGCCATGCGCCTGACAGCCCAGGCCTCCGGCGTCTCGGGCGACCGGCTGCGCAAGGGCGAGATCGACCACAGCGAGTTCGGCCGCGTCCGCGATGCGGCGATGGAGATCAGCGAGATCCCGCTGTTCATCGACGACACCGGCGGCTTGTCGGTGGCCAAGCTGGCGGCGCGCGCGCGGCGGCTGAAGCGCACCATCGGACTCGACCTGCTCATCATCGACTACCTGCAACTGGTGGTCGGTTCGCGCTCCTACCGCGGCGGCGAGCGGGTGCAGGAGGTCTCCGAGGTCACCCAGGCGCTGAAGGCGCTCGCCAAGGAACTCCAGGTTCCCGTCATCGCGCTCTCGCAGCTCAGCCGCCAGGTCGAGAACCGCGAGGACAAGAAGCCCCAGCTGGCCGACCTGCGGGAATCCGGCTCGATCGAGCAGGACGCCGACATGGTGATGTTCATCTACCGGGAAGCCTACTACCTGGGCCGCCTGGAGCCCAAGGAGGGCACGGAAGAGCACTTCAAGTGGTCCGAGGAGATGGACCGCGCCCGAGGCCAGGCCGAGATCATCATCGGCAAGCAGCGCCACGGCCCCATCGGGACGGTGAAGGTCTCGTTCAACGAAGACCTGACGCTCTTCGGCAACCTCGCGCACGACGTGAGCCGCTACGACTATGGCCGCGGGCGCAATCCGGCGGGGAACGACGGATGAGCCAGAAGACGGACCTCTGGTATCCCTTCTTCGTCGGCGACTACCGGCGAGACACGGCGCGGCTCTCCTGCGAGCAGCACGGGGCGTATCGGCAGCTCATCGACGAATACTGGATCACCGGCCCGCTGCCGGACGATGACGCCGTGCTGGCCCGCATCGTCGGCTTGGACGTTCGCACTTGGCGCAAGCACCGGCCGCACATCGTGCGGTTCTTCACGGTCGATTGCGGCGTCTGGCGTCACGGCCGGATCGATCGTGAGCTAGAGGCGGCCAAGGCCCGCAAGGAGAAGGCCGGCTCCAGGGCCAAGGCCGGCGCCGAGGCTAGATGGGGAAAA